GTGGGAAAGACAGGAGGTGTAAGCGCCGAGTGTATCGCGGCGGACGCTGGAGCACGGTCACAAGGTGCGATGGCAGGTAGTGCTATTGCCGCTGGTGTCGCTGTCCCTGCACTCTCTGGTATCCCTTATGTTGGATGGTTAGCAGGTGGATGGGCACTGCTTCTAGGACAGAAAGCAGGATCAGAACTTGGTTCACAAGTTGGTGAAGCATTCACCGATTGCTAATTATTTCTTTTTCTTTTTGGGTTGCTTGAGTTCAGGCAACCCTTTCTTTTCTCTATACTTATTGGCACGAACCTCACTCTGAGATAACTTGGGGGGTTCTTTTCCTAGTGCCTTCTTAATCTTTTTAATTATTTGTTTGACGATTGGTTTAACAATCTTCAGTAGAAAAGGTGTTGCAGTTGCCGCAGCAGTTGCAATGATAGTGATACCTGCTGTGGTTGTAACTTGTCCTATTGATGGAACTGCTTGGACAACCTGATCAATTATCTCCAGATCTGCCTTGATTGCAACACATTGCTTTTCAACAATTCTGTACTCTACAATCTTTTTCTTTCCAGCATCAGTCAACGTACCTACAGGTGCTTCTAGTAGTTGCACTTCCGTAGGACATTTTATTTCTGGTGCTTTTGTCTTAGGTGGTTCTGGTGTCTTTGTTTCTGGTGCTTCTGGCGGTCTAACCACTGGTGGTTTCTGAGGTTCACCAGTCCAGTCTAATTTGTTTGCATCGTAGTCAATAGGATTGAACGATGGTACACCTGCATCACAGTACACCTTGACACCTTTCGGGTCATCGGACTGCAAATTCTTTGTACTACCTTTCTCATCCTGCTCGTGTGCTTCTACACAGCCAGGAATATCTACGATGGGTACACCCACCTGTGTTGTTATTGGTGGGTAGATAGGAACCGCTGTGGGAGGATCTAACAGATAATCAGGAACACTAGGGATTCGGATCTCACCAATCTCCCTACCCTTGATATTGATCTCAGGAATATCCATTACTTCTTAGGGATTGGGTGTACGTGTGGAACCATAAAGTTCACACCTCTCACCTGCACATCCTCACAGATCTTTGCATATTTTGTACCAGGAGCGAAGCGGATTCCAGATTTTAATAATTCTCCACAATTCTTGAGACGGGCAATCTCAAAATCCAATCTCTTATTGGCTTGTTGTTGCTGCATCAAAGCAATGTTTGCTTGTGCTGCTTCCTTACAAAGTGCTTGTAGTTTCTTATCCTTTGGAACAGACCACGTTGCACTAATACCTACAGAGATATTGTAGTTATCTTTTTGTCCAGTACGTGTCGGTTGGTAGAATAATATGTCCCCAGGATTGTCTGGTGCTCCGTCCTCATCCATATCCCGCATATCGTACACAGGAGTATCATAGAAATCCTCATAAGGTTTCTGTGCTGATGCACTACCAGTGATGAAAGGTGTGAAGTTTACAGTTTCACCTTGACACTGGATCCCTCCCCCGTAAGTATTCGTAATATATGGACCTTGTAAAACCTGAATAGCTTGGTTGGTCACTGAGCCAGAGCTATTCGCCACTGGAGCTGCAGTTGCGCTAACTCCACCAACTGTTTCGGCATTTACAGGTGATGCTACTAAAGCAGCAATTATTGGGAGAAGATACTTGTGGTATCTGTTACGCTTGTGACCTCGGTCACTCTCTCGATAATCGTGTGGTTTTGTAAACCAGGTCCGCTGTACGTTTCCGTGAATTGAAACGCTGCTCCTGGTGTTGTTTGTACAAATTGTGGTTTGCTGGTTGCCCCAGTCCATTGCGAAGTCACTCCATTAATAGTTACGTTGACGGAACCTGTCCCTGGAGATAGGTTACCGCTTGCTGTCACGCCTGAACCAGTCGCTGAGTATTGATACCCAGTGGAATAGTCCATCGAATTTATGGTCTCGGTTATTTTTGATGTTGTCTCTGTGTGGCTCGTCATTGAGCCCTGCTGAAAGTTCGGGACCACGGGGACCGCCTGGGCAGGAGCAAGTATGGCACTTGCACCCACCGCAAACATCGCACACGAGAGTATCGTCTTTCCAGAAAGCGTCATCACGAGGATCCTCAATCAATGACAGTAATCTCGCTCACGTACTGACCCGTAGCACTTGTACCTGCCCCACCAGCCGTCACGGTGAGAACACCTGCACTGGTTACAGTACCTGCCAGGGTGTCTTTCGTGCCTGCTGCATAAGTCGTAAGTGAACCGAAGTTAGGATTAGCACCCAAAGTTGTAGCACTTTGGGGAATAGCATCAGCCTGTGTGTAAGATTGACTGAAACTAAATGCTGATCCAGCAGTGTCCTGTGTTGCAGCGATTGTGCCAGGACTGTACACACCAGAGGTGATAGTACCAGCAGAAACTGTGCCCGCAGTTGATCCGTCCGTAGTATCAATATTTGATCCTGAGATACTGAACGACGAACCAATTCTCGTGGCAGTAGCACGTGCAGCGTCAACAGTTAGTTGAACACTTGCTGAGTGCTTAGTAACAAGACCACCAGCATATGCGGGTGTTGCCATCAAAATCATTCCAAAAGCTAGTAGTGCTTTTTTCATTACCGTTGAATAAAGTTAGTTCTAAGCCTATTTAGCAACATATATATGTTCACGGATAACCACACCGTACCGTACGGTATGCAACACCCTCAAAACCCAGTTATACTAACTAAATACCAGTGGTTGCCTTCGGGGACCACACAATAAAAACTCGCTTATTTAAGGAGAAAACAAATGACTGGATTGAGAAAGTTCTCAACGAAAGATTTTAATGCCGTGGTAGACGCAGCATCAAAGTATAGTGTTGGGTTTGACGACCTGTTTTACAGACTACACTCATATGGAATGGGTAGTGTAAACGAATCATATCCCCCATATAACATCGTGAAAGAATCCGAAGTTAAATGGAGGATCGAAGTAGCACTTGCTGGATGGGACAAGGACGAGATTGAAGTCTCTACAGAATCTAATGTTCTGCTCATCAAGTCCAAGGCAGCGAAGAACACTGACGATACTATCTACGAGCATCGTGGTGTTGCGACACGTACCTTCGCTAGAGGTTTCAATTTGTCTGATGATGTTGAATTGGGAGCAGTCCGCTTTACAAATGGACTACTGGTGATAGAATTGCAGAAGATCATTCCTGAACATCAGAAACTCAAGGTCTATGAAATTGATGCTACGGGTGCTAATGCATCCAGTGACGCACTTTAACCTGCTCACAGTCGGGATTTTGATTATGATTCAGATCTTGCATACCCACGCTCATTACACAATGAGTGTGGATGCAGATTCTTATGTGCATAATTTTTGCAAGAAGAATCTAGAAAAGTGTGAGAGCATCATCAATAACTATGACTGATGATTTGTATAAACTGTAACAATACTTCATCATTTGTAGTATAAATATTTTCCTGACGGCACGCTGGAGGGTTGACAATACCCTGAGGTGTGCTTTATATTATCCAAGCGATCGGGAAAACCCGATCCTCCATCTGCGGGTAACCACTCCGCAAGTAACTAAACACAGAGGTATTAATTCAATGATCAAAACTGCTTTCGCTGCTTCCGCTGCAGCTGTTGCATTTGCTGCTCCTGGTGCTGCCCTGGCAGGTCCGTACGTGAACATCGAGGCGAACTCGGGATTCACAGGTTCGGATTACACTGGGACGACTACAGACGCTCACGTGGGCTACGCTGGTGAAGCTGGTGCCGTGTCCTATGGCGCTCAAATCGGTCCTTCCTTCGTCGTAACTGACGGTGGTGAGTCTGACACCGTTCTGTCTGGTAAGGTCTATGGTAGCGTTGCTGCTACTGAGTCTCTCGCACTGTACGGCGAACTCTCCTTCGCTGGTGGTATCGATGATGCTGACAACGGTTATGGCACTAAGTTTGGTGCTACCTGGTCGTTCTGATCTCAGTAGACTGGTATAAATAGAATACAACCGAAGAGACCCGCAAGGGTCTCTTTTCTTTTGGAGGTATGAATGAATTATTATGTGAACTGTACGCCTAGAAACTGCAATGAATATGAGTCAGTAACTCTAGACGTACCTACCGAAAATGCCGAAGAAGTGCTATACTATGCACGACTCCTATCTGAGGAGAAAAACATCTCTGCCCGCAAAGCAATGAGTGAAATCGTTAAAGAGGTGTATGACAAACTGATGACCAAAAACTATGACCGTAAAAATCGTAAGAATCGCAAACGGTGAAGATGTCATTGCGGATGTAAAGGAAGCATATCCCAGTCAGGAGACGTACTCTCCTATTGGATACTTCCTTACCAATCCATATCAAGTAACCGTAACTGCAACAGCAGAAATGTTGTTTGAGGAGCAGACAGAAGATGCCCCTCAAAAGATCAATGATCTGAATCTGGAACTGTTCCCCTGGATTCCACTGTCTTGTGACAATCGTACCCTTGTGCAACTTTCTCAAGTGGTCACGATCTATGAACCTCATCCTGAGGTAAAATCTAAATGGGAACGCCTAACTGAGGTACATCACAATGAGTCCATTGAAGATAATCCTTCTTAAGGATCACACCCACCTTATGGGTGAGGTCACAGAACTCGATGAGGAACCTTCGTACCTTATCAGTAACTGTATGAGAATCGAAGAAGGAGAGTACAAGCGGTATCCCTACTACACGAATCAACGAGACATCTTCTTGACTTCTGATGTCATTTTGACTATAGTAGAACCGTCTGAAGACTCTGTTACTAACTACAAGAAGGCACTTTGAGTTCAATTTATACAAACGTCACACTTCTAGGAGATGCCATCCTCTGCCGTGGGTATGAGAATGGGTCTCCTATTTCATTTAAGCAGATCATCAAACCGACTCTGTTTGTTCCTTCTCCGAAGGGCGAGTGGAAGTCTCTTGATGGCAAGCAGATGGCACCCGTCGTACAAGATGGTGCTCGTCGTGCTCGCGAGTTTATTGAGAAGTATAAGGACGTTGATGGGTTTGAAGTACACGGGTACGAACGATTTGTCTATCAATGGATCAGTGAAAACTATCCTGGACAGATTCGTTTTGACCTGTCCCATATGAAGATCATCACGATTGATATTGAGGTGGCGTGTGAGAACGGTTTCCCTGACACTGAAGCGTGTCAAGAGGAGATGCTGCTCATCACCATCAAAGATCTGTCGTCTGGTAAGTTCATCACCTGGGGCACTCGTGAAGCAAAGATTGATACTGAGTATCGGGTCTTCTGGACTGAGCAGGAGATGCTCCAAGACTTTCATAAGTGGTGGGTTGAGAATACCCCCGACATTGTGACTGGATGGAACAACAACCTGTACGACATCCCGTACATCTGTCGCCGCATTGAGCGTGTGTTGGGTGAGAAGTGGATGAAGTCTCTGTCCCCTTGGGACAAGGTGAATATGCGTGAGGTGTATATCAAGGGTCGTAAGAATCTTTCTTATGACATCTTGGGTGTGAGCATCCTTGACTACCTTGATCTGTATCGCAAGTTCACGTACAGCAACCAGGAGTCATATCGTCTGGACCACATTGCTTTCGTTGAACTGGATCAACAGAAGTTGGATCACAGTGAGTTTGAGAACTTCAAAGAGTTCTATACACAGGACTGGCAGAAGTTTGTTGAATACAACATCGTTGACGTGGAACTGGTGGATCGTCTTGAACACAAGATGAAACTCCTAGAACTCGCTGTCACTATGGCATATGATGCTAAAGTGAACTTTGAGGATGTGTATTCACAGGTACGTATGTGGGACACTCTCATCTATAACTATCTTAAGGAGCGTAAAATCTGTGTCCCGCCGAGGCAAGAAAGCGACAAAAACGACAAGTATGCAGGAGCATATGTCAAAGAACCTAAACCAGGTCTTTATGAATGGGTGGTTTCGTTTGACCTTAACTCTCTGTATCCTCATCTCATTATGCAATATAATATTTCGCCTGAGACCCTCCTCGACGAAAGACATCCCACCGCCTCTGTTGATGGATTGCTCAATCAAACAGTATCCATCGGGAGTGGAGATTACTGTGTGTGTGCCAACGGAGCACAGTACAGGAAAGACATTAAAGGATTCCTCCCTGAGATGATGCAGAAGATCTACGATGAACGTAAGATCTTCAAAGGCAAAATGATTCAGGCAAAGAAAGAGTTTGAGAAGACTGGTGATCCTAAACTCAAGAACGACATCTCGACGTTCAACAACATTCAGATGGCACGTAAGATCCAACTGAACTCTGCCTATGGTGCTGTTGGTAACCAGTATTTCCGATACTACAACTTGGCGAATGCCGAAGCGATCACATTGAGTGGTCAAGTTTCGATTCGATGGATCGAAAACAAAATGAACACGTACCTGAACAAGGTACTTAAAACTACAGATCAAGATTATGTTATTGCTTCTGATACCGATTCCATTTATTTGCATCTGGGTCCTTTGGTTCAAGCTGTATTCAAGGACCGAGAGACAAGCAATGAGAGCATTGTTGGGTTCCTTGACAAGGTGTGTCAAGTGGAACTTGAAAAGTATATTGGTAATTCTTATGAAACGTTGGCAACCTATGTGAATGCTTACGATCAAAAGATGTTTATGAAGCGCGAGACTATCGCGAACAAAGGCATCTGGACTGCTAAGAAGAGGTACATCCTCAACGCCTGGGACATCGAAGGTGTACGGTTCGCTGAACCCAAACTCAAGATGATGGGCATCGAAGCAGTCAAATCTTCTACACCATCTTCCTGTCGCACTGCGATTAAGGATGCTCTCAACGTTATTATGAATGGTACTGAGGCAGACGTACAGAAGTTTGTCGCTGACTTCCGTAAGAAGTTTGAGAGTTATAGTCCAGAAGAAATCGCATTCCCACGTGGATGCAATAACCTTAGTAAGTTTTCTAATCCTGCTACCATCTATAGCAAAGGCACTCCTATCCACGTACGCGGCGCACTGCTATATAATTTTCACGCGAAGAAGAGAAAACTTACTCACAAGTATCCGTTGATTCAGGAAGGAGAGAAAGTCAAGTTCCTTTATCTACGTAGACCAAACAAGATCAATGAGAATGTAATCTCATTCTTCCAAACTCTGCCTTCGGAATTTGGTCTTGACAACTCCATTGATTACGACCTACAATTCCAGAAGAGTTTTCTCGATCCCTTGCAGGTCATTATGGACACAATCAACTGGAAGGCAGAGAAAATCGCTACCCTAGAAGATCTATTTGTATGAGCACTTTTCTAAATACTGTCATCTCTGAGATTGGCAATGAGTATGCTTCCGTTGTTAGTGACGGGGTTTCTGCTGGCGACGTGTCATCTTTTGTTGACACTGGGTCTTATATCTTTAACGCTCTGGTTAGTGGATCTATCTTTGGCGGTATTCCCTCAAATAAGATCACCGCTATTGCTGGAGAGTCGTCCACAGGGAAGACTTTTTTTACTCTCTCTGTTGTGCGTCATTTCCTTGATACTGATCCTGATGCTGGAGTCATTTATTTTGAATCTGAGTCAGCACTATCTAAAGATATGATCGAGAGTAGGAACATTGATTCCTCTCGTATGGTCATCGTACCTGTCACCACCGTACAGGAGTTTCGTACGCAGGCACTTCGCATTGCCGATAAATATCTTGACCAACCAGAAGAGAGTCGCAAACCTCTGATGTTTGTGCTTGACTCTCTCGGTATGCTTTCTACCACCAAAGAGATTGAAGACTCTGAGGCAGGTAAAGAGACACGTGATATGACTCGTGCTCAGGTTGTGAAAGCAATCTTCCGAGTCCTTACCTTGAAACTCGGTAAGGCAAACATCCCGATGATCGTTACTAACCACACCTATGATGTTGTCGGTGCTTACGTCCCCACAAAAGAAATGGGCGGCGGTTCTGGTCTTAAGTACGCTGCATCTACTATCATTTACCTCTCCAAGTCTAAGGAGAAAGATGGGAAAGAAGTGGTAGGTAACATCATCAAATGTGAGACTAAGAAGTCTCGCTTTACAAAGGAGAACAGCAAAGTTGCAACACGTCTTTTTTATGACGAACGCGGACTTGACCGCTATTACGGACTACTGGAACTGGGTGAACAGTACGGAGTATTCCAGCGGAAGGGGAATCGGGTTGTTGTTGGGGAATCTTCCGTTTATCCTTCTGTTATTCTTGCCGATCCTGAGAAGTATTTCACGCCAGAAGT